TTAACCACTACGGCGACACAACTCCTGTATTAATGCGATCCATGACGAAGAACCATCATGGACACCTTGATCAGCCAAACGCAGAAGATCCTCACCTAAAGCAGACAATGCATCGTGCTTGGAGCCATAGTGTTGGCAATAGGAATTGGCTAGTTCAACCAACTGCTCATTTAGCTGCACCCGAACATCTCTTGGAACCATGTCCCCTCCCCTTAGTCGATATTCTGAAACCACAAATGTCCCATTTTGAGACAAGAGTCCACTATTAAAGACAGTGGACTCTGGGGCCACGGATGCCCCCTCCCCCCCAGGGTCAGCGCGGGGCATCTAGCGCGCGCAAGAGCCGATGTGGTTCACAAAAGCAGCGTGCGCGCTTGCTGGATACGTCTCATCAGAGCAACAAGTTGCTCAGCCGAGCCGCATCGCCGATGAACACCAAGAGGGATGACCTACGCATAATCACCCCCCCTAGCCGAAAATGAAAGCCTGGCAGCGAATGGATGGGGCCAACGAGAAATTGCGCATGCGCAAAAGTTTCTCATGCGAAACTCGGGGCCCATGACCAACCTTGAGACTCTACCCCGCAAGCGGGGGCCCCTTCTCAAGGTTGTTCCTGGAATACGTGGAGGCGCTAGTTCAGGGGAAGCGCAGCGAGTGCCATCGTTGCCGAGCTTTCTTGCTGGGGCTTGTTGCCCTGACAGTACAGAAAATGCTCCCGTTCATCATATACCAAGCGCAGCAGACAAGGCCCAAGGGAATAGACCTGATAACCGGCCATCATTAAGTCGCTCAGTTTCATTGAGAAGGAATAGGCATTGTTGCCCTTGGCCTCCAGGTAGTACTCGAACTGGGCATGAAACTTACCGGTATTGTCCTTATAGGATGTATCCGCCCAGCCGGTAATGGTGATATCAAATTTGGAGAATGGGGCTTCCTGCACGCTTTTAGCAGGGGGGGTCGGCATGACTGGTGCCGCCGCCTTCACTTCTGGGTCAGAAGACGCTGGTGATGCTGCTGCCTGCTCTACCGGCACAGATACCGGCGCTGGGTCATCACTGCCCAGCATATTGAACAGGGACTTTACGCTCATCGGGACACCGATGAAGATGAGGATCACCGCCAACCACAACCACCATCTTTTCCACAGCGGCACAATGTCGGAGGCTTTGGCCTCCTGAACACTGCCTTCTGTTTGGGTATGTGACTTGTAGAACGGGAAGAACGTCTTGTCGTACCGGCGAACAGACTCAGAGAGGCAGGTTGCGCGAGCCCCAGCACCATCGAGTACTTTGCGGGTGTAGGTTTTATCAGAGCCCGCAGCGGCGTGTTTGCTGACCAAGAACTGGATCTCGATCATGTCACGCAGATCCTTGTGCACCTTCCCTAGGGACTGGGTCATAAACAGAATATCGTGGCCGTAATGACGGTGCATGGAGAAATATTCTAGGCAGTTGATGAGGTCATCGCTCGCCTTCTTGTTACGCCCTGCTCGGGGGTATTGGAAGTGACATTCATCAATGACAAACAGCGGGCCTTGCCCCTGCTCGTTGCGCCACTCCTCCTGGGTGAAGTGCTCGGGGTCAGAGAACGCCTTGATAGCGCCGTGCTCCCGACTAAAGCCATCCTGACGAACCTCAACGAGATCCCTCACCTCCTCGCCAAACACGGCGATCAGATGATCCATCATCAACGGCAGGTTGGTGACCACACGACGGCCTTCCTTGATGGCTGGGATCACGTGAAATGCGACTGCTTCATACGATTTGCCAGAGCCGGGACGGCCAACAATGATGTTTAGTGCCATGTTGCCTCCTTATGAACCGAGTCTGGTGAAGGGGATCAACTGGAGGATCAGGCGAACGCCAATCGCCGTCACAATGATGGCTGAGGCATCATTCACCCCCGCGATGGCCATGATGTTTTGCACATCAGCGGGGAGCATGGAGAAGTACTGAATGATGTTCATGGCCCCGAGCATGGAGCCAAGGCCGGAGATAGCCAGGTGAACAATCGACAAGATCGCTTCAAAGAGGAAGCAGGCCAAATCTTTGAGCATGTCAAAGAGCGAGAGCAACAGTGAATAGAGCAGGTTCAGGAAGTCATTCCAGCGGTGAGCAAACCAATCAAGCATGAGAGCACCTCATTTTTCGCATGAGAAAACCAAGCAGCGCGGACTTAGCCGCCGAACACTAAACGCCTGGCCAGCAAGCCGGCGCAGAAGATGACGAAAGCACGAATGGCTATCCAGACATTCGGGGGAACGGTCAGTTGATGGCAGCCGAAGTCAGCGAATCCCATGTCAAAACAGATTGTCCAGGTAGGGTATTCCCCTCCCCCCGACAGCTGTAGGCGGAAGCCATTAAGCCAGTCAAAAAGCGCGGTGTGTTGCAGCTCTTGCGTGAATCCGTTCCATAAGCCTGCCATCCCAGCGGGATAACGAGACTTCCACCAAGAGGTTCCCTGCGCGGTATCGGGCAGGGTTTGTGCGGGGACGCTGGTTGTGAAGGTGTCGGAAAGCAGCCGGTTAGTTTCATCAATCCGCGTTTCTACGCCATGAAGGTCAACGGCGTTGGTCGTAGCCAATAGCTCATTGGTGCGGTCGAGACGAGATTCCAGGCCGCCAAGGTTGGAGACGGTAACAGAGCTGGGTATGCTGCCAGTGCCAGTGCCAGTGCCAGTGCCAGTGCCAGTGCCAGTGCCAGTGCCAGAACCGGAGCCCGTGCCAGTCCCAGAACCAGTTCCTGACCCCGTACCTGTCCCAGAGCCTGATCCAGTATTGCCACCTTCACCTGGAACGGTTGGTTTCGGGCCGGTGATAACAGGGCGAATTACACCGCCTGCAATTGCGCCAGTATCTGGGTCTGTAGTTGGTTTGCCGGTGATAACGGAATTAATGGCATCACCATATATTGGGTCAGTGACGGGAGGCAGTGGCTTACCCGATGGTAATTCAACGGGAGGTGTCCCAATAATATCGAAGTCTGGGCGGTTATCTGGCTTCACTGGAATGATGACAGAATTATCAATCAAGTGGGGTTTGGGCATTCGTCCTGGCTTCGACATATCCTGTAAGTAATGATCTGGGATAGTGCCATCAACAGATGCTGCATCAAGAACACCAGAAACGGCCTCTTCGATAGCTTCATCGGGAGTTGTTGGGGCGGTTGGGAATAAGGTGGCCCGATATGAATAAGTATCTACGGCAGTCATTTTTGATTCACGAATGAGATTGTAGTTCTTGAATTCCTGAACAGTAAGATCGCCCTCTAATGAAATGAGGTAATCACCACCTTGCATACCAAAGAAGGTGGTGTAAAACGCAATGCTACAAGTGTTGTAAGAGGTGATGATCTGTCCCTGAGGGCCTTTTTCTTCATGATAATATCCACAAGCAGAGTTAAGTGCTTTAAGATGCGAGTCTTGCATTTTGGGGAAAAGGTCACGAGTTACATCATCCCCTATTCTGCCAACACAAATAGAAAGGGTGGTGTTTTTCTTTTCGCCATGAATATACTCAGTTCCATCAGGCAGGCGACAAGTTGAAACCCTTATTTCATCAGCGTAGGGAGAGAAGTTAAATTTAACCTCATTTCCCTGCCGATCCCTGAATCCATTCCAACAACCTTGCAGGCTAGAGTTTTCAGGCTTGTCACATTTTGAATTTTGACCTATTGAGTCACCAATCAAAGTAATTCCATATTGCGCCATCTGATAAGCCAGCATGCCAAATGGTTCGATCTTAATGTCTTCAGCGGCAAACCGTTTGAGTAGCGGCGGCGTTGTTAATGCAACAGCTGTCACAGCGGTTGCACCTGCTGCGTACTGGACGGCCAGACGAGTAGCTAGGGTTCTGCCTGTCCAGATTGCGGCTTGTTCGGCCATAGCCATCACCACGGGGGCAAATGCCGGTAAGAACGCGCGTGCTTGGTTGACAGGCAGCCAGGCGGTGAGAAAGCACAATGAGTAAACAAGGAGTCTGCGCCACATATGGTGCTCCAAGAAATTTAGCGGCTAAATTTTTCGCATGAGAAAATGGCGCTGTAATATGTTGTATGTTGTAAAACGCTACAACATATTACAGTTGGCTTGCGTGGCTAAAAGTTTCGCATGAGAAACTTTCCGTTAGAAAAGGGGGCTTATGCCCCCTTCATTCCCATAACAAACGCCATTCCTGATAGTCCCCCTATCGTAATAATTGACGACATGAAGACGATATAGGCAAAGGAAGCGGTCATTAGGCTTTGCTGACCAAGCGTTTGGCCAACGAGATCCCCTTGGTTGCCAGCGCGATGCCAACAATAGTGACACCGGCACTTGCAACGAAGGTTACAACCGTTCCCAAATTGACAGCAGCAAACATCTGGTCAAGAGCCGATGTTTCTCCGGCAGCAAAAGCCGGTGCAGAAGCTGCAACGATGATTACAGGAATAGCTTTTTTGATAATAGACATAAGTACCTCACAAGAGATTAATTACTTTTTTCGCTACACCGATAGCGAAGCCAGGAAACCAACCGAGAACAACAACTGCGCCAAACGCCCATGAAAACATAATGGCGATATCTGACGGTGCTATATCAACGGTGGATTGTTTATATTCCTCTACGGTTTGGATAATCATAGAGGAACATTCTTTTACAGGGATATCTGTCTGATACAGAAACCCCTGTTCATTAACAGCGATGCAATAAGCCATTTTTGCCTATGGTGTTATTCCCATGAGCTATAAAGAGTCTTCATTACCTTTTTCAATTCTTGCTCAGTGTTGAAAACTGTATTGCCGACATATACCAAGTCATCATCAACGTAGTGAAATATGATCCCAGGTATCGAACTGGTGAAGTAATGTCGTTTATCGCTTGAAAGAGCCTCTAGAACAGGGGTTGTCCCCTCCTCACAATGGATATGTCTTTTGAGAAATTTGAGCGCCATCGATCACACCTTGTTTTTCTCATGCGAAAGTGAGGTGACTTCGCGAAGAGCCGCATCATTGCTCATGTGGTAGGTCACGTTGGCACCACGCTGACCAGACCACGCTTCAAGCCAAACAGGGATCTCGACAACTTTGTCGATCATGCTATTGGCCTGCAGCGGGATGCCTGCTTGGGCCAGGGCGCTGGGTACTCGAACCACAATCTGCTCTTCCTGGAAGCCGCCGAACCCGTTGGATCGGCTGATGGCAATGCCGATCTCGTGACGGGTAATAGGGCCGTTCCGCCCCTGTGTATTTTGCTGACGAGAGCCGAGCATACGGCCACGGATAATAACGCCTTGAGCAGTAAGCAAATCAATCATGAATGACACTCCTTAACTGACAGCCCTGAGCCGGTGCCCAGGTGATGGTGGATATGAGCGGGGCGGCATGGCCCCGGGTACTGGGGGAAGCGGGTCGATGAACGTCCGAGTGACCTTGGGGGCGCCAAGTTCGTCGCGCTCGAGGGTGACCACCTCAGTCGGCTGGGCCGCCGTCGCCATGCGATCCATGGTGCTGATGGGCTCGACATACCACTCGGGGCGCTGCTGGCCAAAGTCGATGTTGATGACCTGGATCAGCGGCACCACGTTGGAGGCATCGCCGGAGAGGTTCTGGAGCTGAGCCTTGGTCAGGCCAACGGCCATCAAGTCGGTGAGATGACGGCGGAAGGTCTCGCGGCTCATGCTGCGGTAGACGGTGTCATAGCCTTCGTTGATCAACCGGCGATAGAAACCATGTACCCGCTGGGCCTTGGCATAGCTGATGTTGCCCTTCGGGGTCAGGCGTTGGTAAGAGGCGTACAGGGCGTCACGGATATCGTCGTCGGTATAGACCTTCATGGGCTGTTCTCCCAGGGCATCAAACAGTTCTCTAAATGCGGCTTTCCACAGATCGGCAATCAGACAGCGGCCGTCTTTCTCGTAGTCTTTCTGGTACTGGATGGCGTCAAACAACTTGAACGGGACGCCATGTTTGGTCAGGGCCCGCTGCTTGAGGCGGGCTTCGAAACGGACGCATTGGCTCGCGTAGTGCTGCAATGCCGGGTTTTGCATGACGCCGACACCGCGGCGGAGCGACTCATTTTTGGGCTGTTTCTGGAGTTTTTTAACGTTCTCGGCCAGCTGACGCTGGAACTCTGGGCCCTTCAAGTAGGCCTTCAGGGAGCGATGGCGGCTGCCGGTGTTCCACTCTGCGGTGGTTTCGTAATCACGATTCCTCCGGCTCGGTTTGGTTTGGCCGGAGCGGACGTTCTTGAGGGCTGAGATGACCTGTTTGCGCTGTTCTTCCTTGTCCACTTTGGCGGAGTAAGTGACGTCCATCCACTCGAGCGTCGCGTTAGGAATATCAAGCATTTCAATGAGTTCAGGGCAAGCCATTGCCAGCGTACTCAACAGCTCACTCGAGCAGAGCTCAAGGCTGGTCGGCCCAAACACGTTGTGCCCCTGAAGCAGTTTTGCCGGCGAGGCTTTGAGCTCTACCCCTGGCAGGCGGTTGTTGCCTCCCTGGTGGATCTTCATAGCCAGGCTACCGAAATGACTGGGGAGAGACTCATAGGGATGGGACAGGCCAGAAACGGTGAGATCGCCATCAATCTCGTATTCGACCTTGGCCGCAGATAGCTTCAGGCCGGAGTTCTTAGCGATCAATTCAAGATCGATATAGGCCCCGGCGCGATGGTCAGCGGTCGGAGAGACCAACAACCAGTCGCGTTTAAAGGGCAAATCGAGCTTTAGAAGGTCAATCACAAAAGGCCTGTCAATAGACAAATGTGTCGTTGTTAATGGCCACAAATGTACATTATGGGTAAGATGGGGTCAACCTTAAAAGGCGTTGATGCAGTGACATTAATGGCACTCAAATCGAGCGAGTCAAAAAGGCAGTGTTAGACTGGAGGATAAGTAATGAAACTGGCTGGGTATTATGAAATGGCAGACGTAGCAAGAGCAGAACGTATCAAGAACACCATACTGGCGTATGGGACTTACGAGGATATGGCTGACAGAACCGGCATAAGCACTAGGACATTAGTGCGAATGGCAACAGCAAAAACTGAGCCTAAGTTCGCTGATGTAATAAAAATTGCAGAAGTGACGGGGACAGAATTGTCTTGGCTGGCGTTTGGTGAGGTAAAGGAGTACGCAAGCCTAGAGGAAATGCATATTGTGCAGGCTGTGAAGACGTTGAGCGGAGAGTCCAGAGATACCCTAAAGAAAGTGATCCAGAGCATGACGTTAGCGGACAAAGTATTGGAACACATGGCCGGGGGAACGCAGTAGATAATCCCTTCCCAAGCCTACCGATTCAGGTCGCTTGATCTGTTTGTCACTGCGCATAAATGCGGATTATGTTACGGGCGCTCCGGCGTTGGGACGATGCCGCTTCGCGTCCCACGTCCCTGCCTAGTCGCGTCCCCCTGCCCCTTCGGGATTATCGCAGGGGGAAAACCCTCAACATAATACCGCGGCCACATTATGCGCAATGACGGGTGTAGGAGGACGGAATGAAGAGAACCGAACAATGGAGCCGCTTTGATGCGGTTGACTGCTTGGCCACTGAGGCCGACATGGTTGCCTATCTGCAGGCTGCTCTTGAAGATGGCGATCCGGCGCTGCTGACTGCAGCGTTTGATGATGTGGAGCGTGCTCGCGCCAAACTGCGTGGCCAGCTGCGCTACACGCTGGAAGAACTGTTGGCTCAGTGTGACCCCAATGCCACGCCACCAGGTGAAATGGATTGAGATCAGGGCTGAGCATTCTTAATCATGGCATTGAGCCGTAACACCTTGCCCCAAAGATTCGGAGGCACCATCACCAGCTCCTGGCCGGCTGCGGGCGCAGACGGCAGCGGTATGGGACGGTTACTCTCAAAGTAGAATTCAAAGGCGGTTACCAGCGCGTCACGTGCCTCGGCCAAAGCTTCCTCGCGAGAGTTTCCGCCGGTTAAGGCTTCTGGTAAATCTGGAAAATATGCCATCCAAGCATCACCATCACGCTCGATCATTACGGGATAATTCATACCTTTCTCCTTGAACCAGCACTATCGAACGAAATGCCGATAAATAGGGTTATCGGCATCACGTGAGAGATAACACAGGGGAAT